GGGGCGTTGGCAGTAAACCAGTTTGTAGTGTTTGCGTCTGAGAGCAATGGGAGGGATTTGTAGTACTTGAGGTAGTAGGTGTACGCTTGGTCCGGGGAGGGGGCAAGGCGCAGGGAGTCCCCGTCTACTTCGTAGAGCACAGGAATCCTGGCCGCACCAGAGGTGAACTTGGCCACCATGGAGGGGCTTGCGGCCTTGAGGGCCCACACGTCTGTTCCATTGACCAAGTACAGCGAGCGTGTACGCATGTAGTCAGAGGGGAGGGTGAGGGTGTCCGTGGTGTCTGTGGCTGTGGCTTCGAGGGCCCTCAGGTCACAGTCGCGGAATATGCGGCGCTGGGCCATACCGAGGAAGGTGTCTACCTTGTCGGTCAGTTGGGTCATGCCTTCCCGGTTAAGCCACTGGGCTATCTCGGTCTTGAGGTTTGCATAGGAGTCCATCAGACATCCTCTTCAATCGGTGTGTACGAGGGTGGCACTTCTTCTGCACGATAGACCTTGGTTACCTTGGCGTACCAGTAGGCAGCCTTTGGGTGTGCGTCCCTGAGTTCCTTTGCGGCCTGTTTTGCGTCTTGGGCAGTGTCGTGCCGGGACACAATCTTATTTCCGTTTTGTAGCACTAAGTGATATAGTGACATCTATACTTCCTTTTTGGCCTTACTGATTGGACGCCAGAGCTTGTTCACAGTGGTCTTGAGGAACCGGTACTCTGGGGTCTCAAGGAGCCTGCGGAGCCTCATTTGTTCTGCTTTGTCATTGGAGAACACGTCGATGTTGTGCTCTTTTAAAATCTTAGTAATGAAGACATTTGGTATGTCGGCAACATGGTGGAGCATACCCTTACCAAACCGTTTGTCGATGGAAGCATTCTGTAGCTTCTTGTTCTGCTCAATCACATCAGACACGTTGAAGGTGTTCTTGATGGTCATAGTTTCGGTTTGTGGGTCCCAGTAGTACGTTTCCATACACTCGTTGTACGGGTTCCACTCTTGTTTTATCTTCTGCATTAGTAAGACCTTAGTGTTGGGAAAAAGCCCCCCTAGGCCCTAGGGATTCGGGGGGCAACTCAGCCTCGCTAGAGGTTAAGAGGTGGTCAGGTCGAGGATGATGCCAGAAGATTTCTCGTTCTTGGCCATCAAACCAGCTTCCATGATTACCTGCTTCTTCTGGGCGTCACCGGTAGCAGCGATGTCCTTGGTGAACATCGGACGCAGGGTGGCGATTGCCCAATAGGCCTTCTCGTACACGAGCACGTCACGGCTACGCAGGAAGCGGTTGGGAACCACTTTCATCACACCGTAGTCAGACTCGTACACGCCAACAGCGTTAATAACTTTCTTCGCTGAGGCGTCCTGTACGACGTTGCCGCCGCCAGTACCGTCACGAGAAGTACCGTTGAAAGCGTTAAGAGCACGCTTGTTAAACGGTGCAGCCATGATGATGTCGGTTACCGCCGTTGATGAAGCAGCTGTCGATTACAGCACCCAGAAGGGTTTCCGTAAACGCACGCTGGGTTCCGTCAACAGCAGCAGTCGTACCGTCACCAGTACCGGCAGTACCTGCGGTAGAGGCGTTGCTATTTGCCCAGCAGGAATAGCTTGCGGTCTCACGAGCAGTCGTGGCGTTACCAGCGGCACGAGCGTTGTTTACACCAACGAGGTGATGCTCGAAGTCACGCTTGATTTCTTTTGCCCTTTTGACAATCTGGTAGGCCATTTCCTTCGCACGGCCTGCACGGTCAGTCGCCTCCAAGGTGCCAGAGGTGATGGCAGTCTTGGTGATGATTTCAGTGTAGTTACCAACGCGAGTCGTTGCAGCAGCCGGTGCAAAAGATGCGTCGGCACCTTCAACAGCAGTCGTTGCACTAACGGACGCCAGAGAGTCGGTCTGCCACTCGAAATAAGTGTTGTCTACAGAGACTTTGGCGCAGTTGGATGAAAAGGGTACTTCTTCGGGGGACACGTCCCAAATGCTATCAGCGAGTGACTCGCGAATACCGACCTGGTCGTATGTGTCAGTTGATGTGCTAGACATTGTATCTTACTCCTTGAGGGTTATTGGCCCATGAGCATCGCAATGAAGTCTTCTTCACTGCCGGATGCCTTTAAACGCGCTCTGGCGTTTGAGGTAGCACGGGCCTTGATTTCAGCTTTAGATGAAGGTTGACCAGAACTTGCCACTCTCCGTGGGGACTTGCTAAGTTTCTTTTTACCAGCGGCTGACTGAGCCGACAGAAGTTGGTCGTACATGCGTGCCTTGTTGAGCACGAGGACCAGTCGGTGGTCAGTCAGGTTCCCGGCCTCTTCGGGGGTAAGGCCCACGCTGCCAAGAGCGTACTCCTTGATGTCCCTAGAGAGCTTCGGGCCTACCTTGGGGTCTGCGAGGTCAGGCATGGCCATAAGCAGCTTCTGTTGCTCTTCAGCTAACATCTGTTGCTTGCGTATCTCAGTTTGTCGCTGAGCTTGTGCCACGGTCTGCTGTGCAGCCTGTTGCAGGCGCTGGTAACGCACTTGAGCTTGGTCGAAAAGTGCACGTTTCTCGGCGTACTCATAGGCGTCTGTGGAAGCAAGTGTGTCCCAATCGGTAGCGGCCAACTGTGCAAGCTGAGGTTCCAAGACACTAAGTGCCATGTGAAGGTGTTCAGCTACCACGTTGTTGTGCTGCTCGACGGTCTGAAACAGCTCTTGTGCCTTCTGGCGGCTTTCAGCTATCTCTTGCGTCTTCTTTGTATAGTCGGACTGTCGGAGGTATCCGCGCTTCAGTTCTTCGAGGGTGACCTCATCACCGTCGGGGGTAGTATAGACAACCTCTTCCTGAGTGTCGTCTTCCTCGTCCTCGTCGGTATCACCGGGTTCCTCGTCGTCACCTTCAGCCTTGGTGTCCTCGTCTTCGTCTTCCTCTTCACCCTCGTCTGAGTCCTCAGATTCGGCGTCCTCGTCCTCATCAGGCTCAACTGCGTCCTTGTCGAGCTTGCGGGACAGGTCACTAGATTCTTTGTTGTCACTAGTGGTGGCGGCCTCTTCGGTGGAGACCTTTTTGGCTTTGGGCTTCTTGGGTGCACTCTCGGTGTCCAGTTCGCCCGCCAAAGCAGCAATCAGAGATTCCTCGTTTACCGGCTGTCCCCGCTCGGGGGTTGTAGCCACGGGCTTCTCTGGTGCCGTATTCTGCTTTTTAACTTCTTCAGTCATAATTTTTTACCTTCCAGCGATTATCTGAGGGGTTTGTGGTTCCCTGCTCTTCTCCATTTCCTCGGCCAGTTGGCTGAAGATGGGGGCAGCGTCACCATAGGGTAGCCGGGTCATTGCGTTGACCATCAGGTCCAGCAATTCTTCACTTATTGTTACGGTCGAACTCACGGTTGGTTTCCTCCAGTTTTCCAGTGGCCACAAAGGCGTCCAATGTGTTCTTGAACTCTCGGAGTGCCTGTGCGGTACTCCAGATTGCCATGCGTTCTGCTGTGTCTTCGGAGGCTGTCCCACACCACCGGGAGAACAAGTCCTCTAGGGTGGATGAGAATACTGCCTCTAGTGCTGAGTTGGTTTGAAGTGCCTGAGCTTCACGGCCCATGGCTATAATTTTATTCTGCTCTTCTTCGGTCATAGGTTATCCTATTGCTACACCACGCCCCTGCTCCTTCTCAAGTGTGTACTCCATTTCCAACTCCGCTGACTTCAGGGCGACAGTGTCATCGTTGTGGGAAATCTTCTCTTGAAGCTCTGCTGCGGCAATCTCGGCCATCTTGCGGTCGTACTCGGCCTTCGCTTGTGCCTTCAGTTCAGCGGCATTGGCAGTCTTGACCTTGGCCTGAATTTCCATCTGGCGCTCTTGGGTCATCTGGTCAGCCTGCTGCTTCTGCTGGGCTTCCTGCTGCTGCTGGTACTGCTGGGCCTTCTCGGACTCGGGGTTCAGGAAGTAGCGGCCAGCAGAGGCCTTGTTGACTACCTTCACCATGTCCTCGACGCACTGGTACACGTTCATCTTGCCCACAAGGGACTCGAATCCTGGTGTTTGGGTTAACTGCATCTGCTGCTGGAAGATAGCCCCCAGCTGCATCATTTCGGACTCTTTGGAGCCGTTACCCAAGCCCACAACAACACTGGTATCACTACGCTCCCTCCAGTCAGCCGGGTTCACTTCGACGTAGGTGTCACGCAGACGGAAGATGGACTTCGAGGTGTCATTCTGCAACACCAACTTGTACATCAGGTTGAACAGGTCCGTGAGACCGGTTTCACCAAACACCCGGGCAATCAGCTCAATGCGCTGCTGTGCGGCTGTCATCACTTGGTTGACTGCGGAGGCCGCTTGGTTGGCCCCTAGAGCACCGGGGTCAAGGCCTTGTGAGCGTTCGGATACACCGGTACGCTTCTCGCGCAGTCTGTCCATGTACTCCAGCATCTGGAAGGCCGATTGGCCCAGTTGCGGAGTATCAAGCCGTGTGACAGCACCTTGCATCTTCATACGGACCACACCGTGGGCCCTAGAGGACAGAAGGTCGTCCATGTTCACCATGCCGTCTATGGCGGCGTAGCGACCGTTGTTGGTCAGGTACTGGTTGTTCAGGATGTTACGCAGCAGCTGACTCTGAATCAACTGGAGGTCCATCACGAGGTCTGCAATGGACAGACCGGAGTACTTGTGGCTGATGATGATGGGTGTCCAGCCAGCAAAGGGTACACAGTCCACTTCGTCGTTTGACAGGATGGTGTTACCCACCTTGCACACCTTACGCAGCTCTGCGATACCGTCACCGTCAAAGTCGGTACGAACGTAGCACTCGTCGTACCACACGGTCTGCATGGTCTCGTCTGACACAGACCCTTCGGTTTCCACGTCTTGGTCGGTATTGTCGTTCTTGAACCTAGCAAGCCTCTCGGCTGACATCAGGGCACCGTCACCAATGCCTGTGGACAACCCGGTGGTCTGGGACTTGGTGTACCCCATCTCCCTCAGGTCTGATATGGTCTTCTGTGACCTATGGCAGGTAAAGGGGCTGGTAGGGATGTCCTTGGCCCTGCGGGAGATAAGGAACTCCTCAGGGGGCACGTTCTCAATCTTTATTCCCTTCTGGGGCCCTGTGACGAGGATGGTAACGTCATAGGTGGGCATGGCCTCTTGGGGGGCCTCCATTCCCTGTTCCTGTTGACCCTCCTGTGCCTCATCTGGAGACTCCACAATCTCAAAGTCAACAACCTCCACATTGTCTGGGGCTGTGAGCATTTGGACTTCGAGTTCTGAGAGCCCCTTGTAGGACTCCCGGGTCTTGTTGACACTATCGTCCCACCATACCTTCACCACTCCATTCTTCTGAAGCAAACCGTCGGTAATCCACTGGTACAGAACAGAGAAGCCTTTGTTCTTGCGGTGGAACAGGTAGTTGATGTAGTCAGTGGCCTGCTGGGCCCCGTCTACGTCGTCTGGGCCCTCGGGCTCAAAGCGAACAGTCTCGGCCCCGCTGGCGAATATCTTCATCAGCTCGGGCTTAATCCACTCTATGGTGTCAAGGACCTCTCGGGTGCGTACCTGAGACTGTCCGTCTACCTCGTTGCCGTAGGGCTCCCCGAGGTAATAGTCCATGGCCTTGCCACGTTGCTCGGAGAGGTCACTTGAGTCGATACCAACGGCCACGGACATTTCCTGGTCGATGAGCGTTGACAGCTCCTCTTCCTTTTGGCCCTTGGTGCGCCTTTGTTTTTTAGACAAGGTGTAGCTCCCCGTACTTTAGTTGTTTTCCAAAACCACGCTTGTAGCCGTTGGCTGTAGCCGTGGGGAGGTCTGCGTACCTCAGTGATTGAAAGGCATAACGTGTGGCAGACATCAGGTCGTCGTCTAGGGCATGAATCTTACCCTGTTCCCGGTGATACATCCGGTACTCCTCAAACCACTCAAAGCAGGTCCTGAAGACCTTGAACCTGCCTTGCTGCATGGCTTGGTGCATTGCGTTAATCCCGGGTTCTACTTTGTAGTTCCCTGACCCTGAGTCCCCGGGGGA